GTCTCTACCCATCACGCTCATTACAGTCCAGTCTGCTGTAGATTTTTCGCTTATAGCTAAATCTACCCCTATAACTAATTGCATGTCTGATGGGCACGGTGCATTAACTATATACTCAGGCTTTACCAGCCCAGCACCAAAAGCAACGAATTCAGCTAAGTATTCCTGCTTAAATACCAACTCTGGCAATTCCAGGCGGAAGCGGTCTATTTCTTCTGTGCTGATATACGGATTAGTACTAGTTGGCAACTGCCAAGACTCCCAATTATTCGACCCTCCCCGCTTATGTAACTGCTTAAAAAAATTATCCCCGTTAGGGGTTGATATAAACCACGCCTCCCCACAAAAATCAGTTAGCGTTGGTGCTATAGCGCGCTCCCAAGATACTTGCAAGTTTTTAGAATGCGCAGCCTCATCTATGACTATGCGGTGATATTTTCTACCACGCCCTGAATTAATATTTTCTAATGTCCAAAACTCTATCACCCCGCCAGTATATAACTCTATCCTTCTCTCTACTTTGTTTTGCGTTTTTATGAGTGGCAATATAGTATTAGTTATAGAATTCCATACATCTATTAAATCTTTATATATAGGAGCAAATAGCGCTGTGCGCCTACCGTCCATAGCGCTACCTTTACTTAAAGCTAGCCATTCACATGCCAATAATGTCTTCCCGAACCGCCTACCGGCAGATATAACCTTAAAGCGGGCCTTGCTCTGCATGATATCATGCTGCCCGCTATGCATCTTTAATGGGGGGATTATGACGTGCATTGCGTTATTCGTAAGATCTTTCTATTGTTATAATTTGGTCTATATCTCCTTTGCCTATGCCGTACGCCTGCCTTTCTATTTTATGCAATAATAATAAGCACTCAACCGCAAGTTTAGCGGCTCGCAAGTCTTCATACGCCAACTTCTTACTTATCAAATCTAAGGCGGAACGGTGCCTATTTATGCCTACATATAGACGCTCTCGTACTAGATTGGCTTCATTGCAATGCCGCGTCACTATTTCATTGCCCTTTAACTCCGCTTTATCTTGATTATTTTTATGTGCGCTCCTAAATTCCCCCCCCCATTCCTTGGCTTTTGCCTTTAGCAGTATGGTTTTATAGCGCACCCCATATTTACGAGCTAGCTCATCCAATGGAATGCCTCTAATGTAGTCAGCCTTAATACTATCCCATACTGCGTTACTATAAGACATAGTTTTATATTATCTCTCTACCGCAATGCGGACATACAAATGCCGATTCCACACTGGATGCCACCGCCTGCTCGGTTAATGCACTTAACTCATTATAGGAATCACTGAAATCTAAACCCATCCATGAAATATCAAAATTGTGTTGCTCGAGATTAATAATCTCCTCCTTTAATAACTCGTAATTCCACTCTGATTCTGCCAACTTATTATCAGCGATAACAAATGCTTTAAATTGCTGTTCGGACCACCCGGAAGCATCTAGTGTCGGTATAGTGTTTACTATAAATGGCTCCCGGTGACCATCAAGGCCGGGCGGCCAAGTAACCACGACCCCATCCGTGTACAGCTTCTTAACGGCCTTTAACACACAATGTCCCTTTGCGATTATATTATTGCGAATTATTACTGGGCCGGCCAACCCAAATAACTTAATTGACTCCGCTAATTTATCTATTTGTTTAGCAGGATGTTTTTTTGTATTTTTTGTGTATACAAGAACAGTATCTATATTTTTAAATTCTATTTTCATTATATTACCTCTACGTCATATGTTGGCAGGACGGGAGCTGCCCCTTCAGTAACGCCATTTCTATAATATACAGATGTACCAAATTCTTCTGTACCGCGTACCGTAATATTCCCACCTGTAGTGCTTAAAGTAACAGTACCATCACTATTCTTCGCTACCACCGCCCCAACTAGCAATGGATAGTCTTTTAATAGGGCCTTATATTTACCCCAAGACGATATATCTTCTCCTAATGTTATCGTTTGCCGAAGGCCGGACCCTATACTAGCTGTAATGCTAATAGCCCCCACCACCCCTCTAACTTCCCCAATACCTACAAATGACCCGATTGGTATTAAAGGAAAGTACGAGCCGCCGAAAGGCATGGTAAATGATTTTAATGTAGGCTGCGTATATTTACTAGACAAAACTCTTTCTGCTACCGCCCTAGCGCCTGCCACATCGGTAACTAACGGTGTTTGAATATCAGTGGCCAATATAGTCCCGTCTGTACCGCTTAACCAGCACCTAGCAAGAATTCCTCCGGTATCTGGCCCCCTAACATATACCGCGTTAGCCTGTGGTATAGTTTTCACTCTGTACACCTTACTGACAATAGAATTCTCGCTTATATTATAATCTGGGGAGGAGGCAGTAAAATTCCATGGCAATTTAGGATATCTTTTTTTGATGATAAGCGTTTTTTCTGTAAAGCTAGGCGTTATTATAGCGCCGCAGCTATTAGCTATTGATGCTACTATAGCTATTGGAGATAAGTTTTGGTATGTGAAACAGCCACCCGGTACCAGCCACGATGGAAGTGACCAAATATACGTCCAGTCACTTGGTAAGAATGTTTCTATTAGCTGGTCTACGGTCATATCTACAGATATAGTACCACTTTGCAACGGCTTATATCTTTCACTTAATAACGCCGTTAGAGACCTGGCAGTTACAGTTATCGACCGATTGCCAAATGACTCGCTATGGGTCACATCCTCGACGACCATTTTCCATACATAATCATTTATCTTGACTTGAATGTAAACTTCTTCTATGCTTATATCTAACAAATCCCAAGAGTCCCGCCCGAATAAATTAAACTTGCAAGTCCATGCGTATTCATCGGCACTGGTATCTAAGGTTATGGAATTAATAACTGGCAAGATAAACCCGGTGTTTATTATCTTTACTTCCACATTATGACTCATGTAATGATTCTCCTGTACAGTTAAGCATTTAGTTCGCGAAAAAACTATATTAGCGCTATACTGTAGTCTGCAGTTGAATTTAATAACTCTTAACCCATTAACGTCTACCTGGTTGTCGTCTATGACTGGAGGTATTATAGGTGGGTGCAAAGGCACATAAGGAATACTTGAGATGCCAATGCGCTGCATACCGAGCTTCCAGTTTAGCATAAATTCTTTGCTTTTATTGGCCGGTGGTGGTGCATACAATAAATATTCTTTGCTGGTTATGTTTGGTAAAGAATATGGCAGCGCATATGGATTGTACAATCTGTATAAATGACGATATAATATATTATTTTCTAGTTGCCGCGCATTTTCAGTGTTGTAATTTAGCTCTGGTACCTCCATATTATATGGGAGCGGCGGCGGACTGCTTAATTGTAATGATATTGAATTGTCGGAGTTCTTTAATAAGTGATATACAATTAATTCTTGCGTTAACTTAATATTATTTTTGAATGTCAATGCATTCGATATAGATAAAAATGTGCCGTCTACGTAAGATATACATATAACCTGGGGCATACTCTGTATGTTATTAAATATATTTGAATATTCTATGGATTTAATATTTTCCCCGGCATACGGAATTATGTTCTCTCCGACAACCCCTCTCCAGACATTAATATCAAAATACACCTCAAATTGCGGAATAAAATTTGGTTTAAATACGCCGTGTAAATTTAAATTTCCAACATAAGTAGTTTCAGCTGTTACTCTGCCAGATAAATTGGGTGTAAACTTACCATGGACACTTAGCCAGCTGGTGTACAATGCTTCAGCTGATATTGTTGCTGTGTAATTCCCGGTGTAGCTACCATGTAATACTAAGGCAGTAGAATCCACAACCCCAAAAGAAATGTTACCGCTTCTTTGGGTATCATCAACAAAATTTAGATTTGAGGTTGGTGTGTAATTCATTACAGGAAATCTATAATTCCAATTGCGATATTAGTTGTACCACCCTGATAAATTGCTGTATCATTCATAATTATAGCACCAAGCTCTGCGGCATTTGCTGTGGTAATATCTAAATCGCAAATAATAATATTAGAATTAGTTCTTATTCTAGCCCAAGCTGCTGTTCCTGAAGCATTATTATAGGTATCTCCAGTGGTGGAATTAAATGTTAACTTAGCCCCAATAGTCTGAGAGCCTTGCACTAATGTACCAGCTATTCCTATTGGATTACCGCATGTAATAGTTGCTAACAATGTAGCACCAGTAGCTGGTGCACCGAAATCAGGTCTAGGAGCTGTGTAAATATCCATAAAAGAAGAACTTCCTGCCAAATCAACAACTGATTGCATAAATGCATAATTGAGAGTTTTATTAAATTGTACGTACATAGTCATACCAGTGGAGGTTTATAAGAACCAGCTAAGTTATATTCATCTGTATGATCAAATGATATTACGCAGTAGGTATCTTGCTTTAATTTATCGAAAATGTAGTGGCCAGTATCAGCATTACTCCAAGTCACATCTAATATTAGATATGTAGGTAGGTGTATAAGTAAACATTTTCTTTTGACAGGGATAACGCCTAGGTTTTTTACATAACCTTCAATTTTATAGGGGCCACTATGTATATCTCTATGGAAGAGAAATTTTGGTATGTGTGCGATATTACTCATATTAAAATTCTCCCCAAGGTCCAGTAATATCAAAAGCTATTACGCCATGTGTCTGATAATTTGACCATAAAGTAATAAAATCACGCCCAGGCATTCCCATTACATTACTAAGAATCCCCTCAAATGGTTGATCTGCAAGAGGATTCCATGCTCCACGCAAAATACCACGTACACCAACCCCATCTTCTGCAATATATAATGGAACCAATAATGTACCATTAATTGTTGGCTGTGGAATACCCGTAAAGCTAGCACCTGAATAGGCATAAGCACCTAAACTTATTGACCCCATTTTAGCGGTTACACCAACCCCAGTTTGCGTATAACTTCTCGCCAAGTATTTGCCTGTGGCATTTAAAGCCGCCATACTAAAATTAGTATCATATAACGATAGATAATTATTTGATGAGTCAGTGCCAGCGATATTAATCAAATCCCCCCATTGCATAAACCCTGTATATGAATTAGTTACGAGCATATCGCATAAAAAATAAAACATCTTTCCATCACCAATCAGCGACCAGTATCTGCTACTCCCACCACTGCCTTTTATCATATTTTTTGAGGTTACTAATATTGGGTCATTTGTGGTAGTTGCACCGGTTGCTGTTGAAAATAATCTAGCACTCATGGTAGTGGTACTATCTGTAATAGATAATATAAAAGGCAATGCGTCAACAGCAGTTCTTTTGAATGCCAAGCTCATGCCTTCGTCATACAATAATTGCATATCTGGAATTGGTGCACGTTTAACGCTTATAGCTCCGCTCGCAGTTTGATCGGTATAACCTGTGGCATCAAAAGTAAAGGTTGTAGAGTTTGGAACGCTTAGAACCCGGTTTACGCCGTTTAATGGCGCTGGGAAAGTTATGCCAGATAGAAAAATAGCCGGACCAGTATTGCCGCGCATAGTAAAGTTATGACCAGTGTTAACCGTTCCTGTAGCTATACCGTTACTAATAACTAGTGAAGCTAGGTTTACACTGCCAAAACCGTCAATTAAGCAAGCCTTTAGTATATTAACCATTGAACCGGCGGTGGTTGATTGCAATGCTGGCGCGCCAACCATTGAATTATTAAAAAATCGTACACCTGTATCTGCAAAACTCATATAACATCTCCTCTTAAAGCAATTTTAATATTATCAGATAAATTAGATGAACTTGACCCTGCCTTTACGGACCTAATAATCCAAAATACATCTGGACCATAAGTGTTAAATCGCAACTGATTGCCAATTGCCGCGCCGCCACTACCCCATCCACGGTGATCTAAGATAAAATATGGCGTTCCAGTGGCAGGGTTTACGGGCGATAAGTCTGTATTAACATCCCCCACAGCTATCAAGCCAACCCTTTCACCTATAAGCTGAAATGCCGCTGGGTTAGTGATTGACGTAAAGTTAACCCTCCATCTTTCATGAATGGTGCCCGAGTTGTGTACGGTGATAGGATATAAGGCATCGTCATATTTTAACGTCGGAGCTGTTCCTATTAACGTATCTTGCCATACACTTGTCCATGAAGACTGTGTAAACAAATATGAATATCTAGCAAACATATCCCCTAAAAATAGCTGGCTTGATACTTTAGTTCCGAGTGGAAAGTTATGCGACAAAGCCCTGTTAATGGATATATAGCCAGATAAATCTACTGCTGTACATAGCCCGCTGTCTTCTATGGTGTAATATATTGAATATGGTGCAGTATAGTCAGTTAAATTTAATGGACTTGACAATACAACTATCCCTGTATTTAAATTGGAAGCAGCGAAGTTTACTCTGTTATCTGGTATTCTAACGCCATTTGCATCTACAAGTTTCACCCTGGATAATCTAGTCCATCCAACATCATATGAGCCACCGGCAGTTATATTGGCGATATTAAATACACCGGTATAATGGACTACCAATCTGTACCCTGGTTTAAACACCACAACCCTACCATCTGATGGTAGCCTAACCGGGTCCAAACCTAGCTCTGATGCGTCTAGCGGAATTGGCGTTTGAACTACGCAATTCATTTTTATTGAACTAGGATCTATGGAATTTGGTTTCCAAATATAACCATTCACTACTTTATTTACATCATACCACGATTCCTGTTTCTGCTCTGGAGTTAACGAGGTATCTGATATCATAGCCCCAAAACCAACACTAAATGTACCCATTTCATGATTTACAATGCCAGCTATGCCAATATCTTGAATAACACCAGCAGCGTTTGCGGTCGCTGTTATTTCACCATTTATTGAATTGCATCGTATAGAAAAGCTGCCAGGCTTTAATGGTGCACCAGGGGCGCGCCCAAATACTGTAGATACTAACCATTGTCCATATTTAGTTACGCATAAAATAACATTAACTGTATTAGTACCAGTTGAGTTATAAGCCTCTAAAATAGCATCTCTAGTGAAATAATTTAGAGTTCCGGCATATGTGCCAGTTCCAGTATTCCAAGGAATTAAAGATCTAAATAATGAGCCAGCTCCATTATCCCTATACTCGTATCCCCTATATTGAAATATTAATCCACCAGGTATGATAGAGTCTTGTATAGTATTACCGGCAAATTTAATCTTAAGGGGAGGTATTGGAATTGTTACGTCTCGGGATGCGCTCGCAACCACTTTACTATATTTAATAGTTAAAGGACCTAGATAGCTATCAGTAACAGTCTTTGTAGTCCACTGATTACCATACCTAGTATATTGCGTATTATATGCGTGCGCTGTATATGTAACTGGCTCGTTTACGCTGTATTGATATGGGTATATAGCTGTTAAAGTGATAGCGCCTGAATTATAATCTATGGTCCCTCCAACATTAGTAAAGCTTCCAGCTCCATTATCGTAGGCATAGCGCTGCGTGCTGTTCATGCTGCCAGAATACTTTGTTATCCAGGTTAATACTAGTGTACCAGGCTTTATAGCCTCCCCAACGCTAAAGGTTAATGTGCTTCCAGATGGTGAAGTGGTTTCATCTATAGTTGTTACAGATGTCATCGCATTATATACTAAGCGCAATGTAGAATTAGCGTCCGGGACGGTAGTTAGAAGTAAATATATCTTGCCGTCAACATAATTTACGGTACCTGTGCCGTTCCCGCTTATATCAGGGCTTGACCCTCCAGATGTAGACGCTGTTTTTGTAGTTCCGCCAGCAGTCCATGTTAAAACTACACTACCAGGCTCAATTGGCTCACCAACTGAATGCTCAACGGTTACATTTGTTGGTGCAGCACTATTAGTCCTATTTTCATACTGCTGCGTCCCGCCCCATTGAAATACAATTGACGAGCCTGCGTCTGGCATTGCCCCTAAGGTTAGCGTTAAACTTCCTGTAGTATAATTTACAGAACCAGAGCCGTATTCTATTGACGCTCCCTTAAGTACGCCATCATTTTCAGAGTCGTCTAACATATACCACTTGCTATTGGCGCGATAGCTTACAGATACAGTTCCGGCGCATGGATATGGCCTAAGTAGATTAGTCCAAATTAAGCTTCTATTACCTATAGTAACATCTATGCTATCGCTATACCCAAACTCTGATACCTCTACAGACCTACTTCCGTAAACTAAAGTATTTACAACCTGATTAGCTGGGGTATCGATTACCGCTACTTCAGATAATGACGACGGAACTAGTTGCTTCCATGTTGTATTTACATTAAAAGATAAATCTCCTGGCGATGCTGTACCTGTCAAGTTTACCGTACCAAAGTATTTGGCTGAGTCAGCAATAGTAGCCATTCTAATCTTGGTGTCTCCTGGGCGCGTTGGGGCTGGGTCATTACCAGGGAATGTAGTCGTAAGTGACTGTGATATACCTAATGTCAGTTTAGTGCACTTATATTCCGTCGGATTTGATCCGGACATATAAATAAATATAGCTGTTTCTGCGGCAACCGAAGTTATCTTTATTGCTTGTTGGGTCCCAATAAGGGTTCCGGAATCAACTGACAAGAAATACGTATCTCCTACATCTGGAAGCCTTGAAGTTAAGGATTGATAAGCAATAATTTGCCTTTGCCCTACTTGCTGCGTATTAATTGGAGTCATAGCTGACGGAGGACCTGGTATAGCATAGGATTCTATAGCCTTTTGCGCGTCCAGGCGCTCCTGCCCGTGCACGCCCGTCTTAAATAATAAAGCATCCACGTTTGTATCTACGGGGTTGTCAGAAATAATAATATTAGCTCCGTAGTAAGTATCAGCTGTATTAGTATTAATATGCACATATAGCTGTCGTAAAGCTACATCCCCGGAGTTCCTATCAGAATCGCTAATAGGAGAAAATACTTGGTGCATTTGACCGTCTATAACTACATTAGCAGACATTTCCCCGCCGCCATCATCTGTGTCTGTCATTCGTTGTGATGTTCGCAGTTCTAAATCACCAGTTAAAATTGACATTCTTAGGTCTGCTCCTGGGTTAAATAAATTAAAGTATACAAAGATTTACTATTACAAATATTAGTAATGAACCAACTGTACTATAAATAAATAAATTTGTACTAAAAGAAATAGATCTCTGTGCCTTTATTGCATCTTCATTTATTGCTAAGTGTTGATATATTTCATTATATTTTCTTTTTGGTGTGAAATTTATCATACAT